GGAACACTTGGGAAATCTATCTCAGCTCCTTTCCAAATGGTGAACAACGTGGAAAAGATGACAGCAGAAGTGGCTGGTGTAACTGCAGAGTTGCACAAAACAACAACTCACTTCACTGGGATGGCGAAATCCCTGGACGATGGTATTGCGAACATTGGTAAGATGCTTGCAGCAATGGTTCCGACAGTATCTTTTGCTAAGGACATTGGCTCAATTCTTTTGAAATTAGTCAAGGTTCTGGCAACTGTGTCTATGACCAATGCTGCTCATCGCCTTAAGGCTTTCTTTTTGGAAGTCTTTTGGAATTTTGGAGGAGAGATTTTTTCTCTTTTTTCTAAAATGGTGTCGCGATACTTCACAACGGATGAACAACCAGACGCCCCTGAGGCTCGGTTCCAAGTAAACCTCGATGACTTAGTCAATGTGGTAACCGGTGGCATGAAGAATGTCACTGGTCATTGGGCCGCAGCTCCTGTCACTGGTGCTCTGTTGAGTACCTTGCTGGTAACGGCATGTGGGTTGCCGTCCGGTAATTTTGACGCTTGTCTGAAGTTCTTCGGTGATAGGTGTCGCAGCATGAACAACGTTGTCACCTTCGCTAAGAACGCAGTTCCCATGTTTACGATGATTACTGACTGGATTCTCTCTTGTTTCCGAGGACCTCTCGTGGATCAAAATCTCGATTCTACTCTTAATGGGTATGCCGAATTTGTCCACGATGTTCTCGAACTGCAGGAAGTGTCGGAAAGTGGTGAAACACTTAAGGACCGACTCGATAGAGATGAAAAGTTGGTGTTCAAGGTGGACGCTCTTTACCGTAAGGGTATTGAGTTTTCCAAGGAACTGACGAATAAGCGATTTGGACCCAATCTCACGATGCAATTGAACCAATGCATGAAAGTTGTTGAGCGCATGAAGAAGATGAGCGACAACACTGGAGTGTTTGGTAACAAACCCCGAATGGAACCACTCGTGATTCAGTTGTTCGGAGACAGTGGAGTTGGTAAGTCAGGTATGTCCTGGCCCCTAGCTTCCGATCTGAACGCCGCAATTTCTAGTGAAAATGATGATGCTCGTGATTTTGCTAAAAACATCTATTTCCGTAATTGTGAACAAGAGTTCTGGGACGGATATCATGGACAAAACGTCGTCTGTTATGATGACTTCGGTCAACGTGTTGATGGTGCGGCCAATCCCAACGAAGAATTTATGGAGTTGATTAGAGCAGCGAACATCGCTCCTTATCCGCTCCACATGGCCGCAATGGAAGAAAAACAGCGAACTAAGTTTTGCTCTAAGGTCTTGCTTCTCACAAGCAACGTCCTTGAACAGAATGTAAATTCACTGACCTATTCCGATGCATACAGACGACGTATCAAAATTTGCGCGAAAGTTGACAATTATGATGGCTTTACCTATGGTGCTTATTCCAAGTCCAAGGGTATGGTCGTTCCACGATTGGATACCACCAAGACCAAAGGACCTGTTGATACTGACGTTTACCAGATCATGTTGTATGATGCTGAGACGTTGCAACCATTGTTGCGTACTGATCCAAATGATCCTGAGAAGGGCCCCATGCCTATCCTGATGCACTATGAGATGTTTCTCGATTATTGTTTGAAGGAGATGCATGCTTTATGGGCCAAATCTCGACGTTTGAATGCTGATTTGGAAAAACGACTTGATAACGAACGTATCGAAGCTCTTCGAGCTAAAATGCAGGTTAACGAAGAAGAAGTGGTCGATATCGCCGATGATTGTGTAGATTATGCAAATGATTTACTACAGGAGGTGATTACGACTATTTCCAAGGAAGACGTCAGGATTCCACGAACTAGGTCCGAGAAGATTCGGGAGAGCCTGAAAGCTACTGTGAAGGTAGCTAAGGGTTACTTCCACCAAGTGATTGAGTCAATCACCTCTCTTAGAGGTGTGTTAGTCCTACTTGGTGCCGCTCTTGTCGGATTTGGTCTGTGGACGCTGTTCTCAACTGGGCCACAGAAAGCTCAGAGAGAGGTTGGTGAAGGACCACCTCAAAATGGACCTGCTCGCAAACTTAAACGAGAAAAGAAAGCGTTTATTGTTGGAGTATCTGAACCTGCCGAAATCGAAGCCGCGTCTAGTGGCGACTTCACAACGACTCGTCGACCCGTAGTGGTTCGAGAGAATCTCTTGGACGTCAATCAGGAGGCAACGAGCAGTGGTGATAACCAAACTGTACGACCTCCTGTGGTTCAAAGAGAAGCTTTCGTTAGCGGAGACTCGAGAACGGTTCGACCGAAGGCTGTGTGCCGTGAGGGTGACATTGTGGATGCGGAGCTGCAGATGTGGAAAGACAAAACAGCTCAAGAATTGATCACCCACCGAATCGTGTCGAACACTTTTAAGATTTCGCGTAAGAATGCCGCAGGGTTGTGGCACCCCCTCCTCAACGGACTTTTTATCCGCGACAGCATCATGTTGGCCCCTCACCATCTAATTCCGGCTTTGAAGAGGACTGACACCATCTGTATCGAAAACATTAATGGCGCTCGTTTTGAGATGCCCTTCAGTGTTTGTAAGTACAGTCAGTTAACTTCCAATTCTGGACATGCTAAGGATGCCTGTTTGATCCAATTCCCACGTTATGTGGGAGCCTATTCGGATATTGTGAAACATTTTCAGTTGAATCACGATATTAATTGGACACGAGGTCTTGTGAATCTCTTCACTCTTCGGTCTAACGGAAAGGCGATCATGGCTACACTCCTTGGCAATAAAACAGCGAAGTCAGTCGATCAGGACTTCACTATTGATGGCGAGACGTACCAACTTAGAGAGGGTTATGAATATGACCTTCCAACCAACAATGGAGATTGTGGAGCTCCGCTCATTTTGCAGGAACCCACTTGCCTTCGCAAGATTGCTGGAATTCACACTCTGGCATTGTGCGATGGTAACCGGGCTTTTGCTCAATCAGTAACACGAGCTGATTTGGAGAGAGGTCTTAAAAACTTCTCTAGTGTAATCAAAACCGATATGGATGCTATGGCAAATCTTCAATTCAATAGAGTTGAATTGCCGCTGAATGAGGAATTATCTACCTCCCACTTCGTTGAAGTTCTGGGGCTACCAGCCCCTACCTTTGCTTATGTGGGAGAATGTGATACCTCTGTATTTGTGCCTGGAAACACAGATATTAAACCTTCAGTTATCCATGGTGAAGTGACCACACCTTTCACTCGACCAGCAGTTCTGTACAGCGCAACAGAAAATCTGCTCCACAAAAATCTGATCAAATGCGCTATGGAAACTCCTTACATTCCTGAAGCTGCTGTGGATAAAGCTATTGCTAGCTATAAACCACTCTTGTTCAACGGAACTAAGAGCCATCTTCAGAAAGTCTTGTCTTTTGAAGAAGCAGTTCAAGGTCTAAGTGAGGAATCAGAATATCTCTCGAGCATTAATCGTTCATCTTCACCCGGTTTTCCCTGGGTCTTATATAGACCAGGAGGTACTAAAGGTAAGACGGCGTGGCTCGGGGATGGAGATTATGTCTTTGACGATGTTGTTAGACAGTCCGTACAGTCGCGAATTGACGCGGCGCGCGAAGGAGTTAGAATTCCTTGCGTATGGACCGACACTCTCAAAGATGAACGTCGACCATTGGCCAAAGTTGCTGCACAGGAGACTCGTGTCTTTGGTAACGGACCCATGGATTTTACTATTGCTTTCCGCATGTATTTTCTTGGATTCCTTGCCCATGTCATGGAGAACCGAATCAACAACGAACAGTCCCTCGGAACTAATGTTTACTCTGGAGATTGGAAGGCCACCCGTGACTACTTGCAGCGTAGAGGCAAGAAAGTTATTGCGGGCGACTTCTCCAAATTTGATGGTACTCTTAATTCGTGTATCATGTGGAGGTTTGTCAAAGTGATTAATGAATGGTATGACGACGGACCGGAAAATGCTCTCATTCGTGAGACCTTCTTCCTGGAAGTCATCAATTCCATGCATCTTTGCGATGGCATCTTCTATATGATGAACCACTCACAGCCATCGGGCAACCCCATCACGACAGCTCTGAATTCGTTTTACAACTCAGTTTCAATGAGAGTAGTTTACGATATCTGCCGTACTGAAGCGGGTGTGAGTGTTGCTGAAACCTTCAACAACCACGTGAACATGGTATCCTATGGTGATGACAATGTTGTCAATTTTGACGACTTTGTAGCCGAATGGTTTAACCAAAATACCATCACAGAGGCCTACCTGAAAATTGGCATGATCTACACAGATGAACTTAAATCTGGGGACGACATGGCCGATTACCGTCTCATCGATGATGTCGCTTATCTCAAGCGGCATTTTCGGTGCGAGGGTGAACGGATTTATGCCCCCCTGGACCTTAAAGTCATCTTGGAAACCTGTAACTGGGTCCGAGAAGGACCAGATGCAGTTGGTGATTGCCAAATGAATTGTGAGACCTCAATCTCCGAACTGGCTCAACATCCGCGAGAAGTTTTTGAAACTTTCGCACCGAAGATTGAGACAGCATTCCGTAAGTTTACAGGGGAAACCCTACGTGTTAAAACTTACGATGAGTATGAAGAATATCTTGTAGAACAATACTACACAAGTTAATTCATACGAGGCACTAGAGAATAACACCAGTCCGCCACCGACTCACGTCAAAAATGAGTTTGTGACTTACTGGATGTAAAACTAGTGTATCGCAGAACAACCCACTGGGAAGTGGTGTGTTAAAAACTGAACAACTATCCTATTTTGCGGATTAGTAGAACGTTTGGTCAATTTACGAAGAGACCCTCGAGTTCTATGAACCATTTTACAGAAATAGATTATAGTTTAT